AAATGCTGGGAATGGAACTGTATCAGAGAACCCAAGAATAAGCTCATTAACAATGTCTGCTTTTCCAGATGATGTTTCAATGTTTGCCATGCAGTAATGGTCTAAAGATGTGCTGTGAACGTTGCTAAAACCATAACTAGTGGGTACTGTACCTAGGTCTAATTCTTCCAATAGGTAATCACTAATGTAATATCTACCATAGCCATAGATAACACCAGTTCTTGATACCACAATCATACCTGCTTCACCCTGCATAAGTTCATTAAGAAGGTCACCTACAGTTGTTGCAGCTCTTGTACCAGTATTAGGTTCTGGATTGCCAAAAGCATCTAAGTCACCTTCTTGAGGGAATTGAGAGCCACCAAACTCTAAGAACCATGCAGGACTAATTTCAATGTCAGGATATCTAGGCAATACAAAGTCATCAAGCACTCTGTTTACTCTGGTAGAGAATCCTTCTGCAGGAGCAACATAAGCACCTTCAGGCACTGTGATATTCATAATCTTAGGAATCCAGTCAGTACAGGTCAATGTAGTTGTAATTAAACCATTAGACTCATATGTTGTTTCCATGTTGTCAATGAATCCTACAAAGATTGGTGAGAAGTTTGTCTGCCCTGGCTCTCTAACCAAAACCTTTATCTGCCCATCAATCTGAAAGAGTGGATTCAGTGTGGGGTCAACATCAAAGCCTGACAACACAATGTTCGCTGTTCCTACTTCCAGCGAAGGTACAATGCCCTGGTTGACACTGAAGCCACGTTCTATATCAACTGACACCACACCACAAGTTAGTGGATGCCAAGTTGGGGAAAGGTCACCAAGCAAAGCTGGACCCCCCAAAATACTTTGACCAATAATAAAAGATGTAGAACCATATAGTTCAATCTTAATGTCTTCTGAAATCTTAAAAGTCATTACTTAGCCAATATCCTTTGCTTTGTCTTTCGTTCATAATCTTTAATTGCAGAGATAATCTGCTGTGGAGTAACGTTAGGATTAGCTATATTGATGTTGTAGGTAGCTCCCTTACCTGCAGCAATTGTCTTCTCTAAAGCAGTAATAGCATTTTGTAGACCTGATGTAGATGTACCTGTAATTGCAAAATTAGCTGCTCCACCTACCCCTGCACCCTGTGATGCTAGTTCCTTACGAAGGTCAATAAATTCTTGTAGTCTGCCAGATGTCAGCAATCCTCTAGCAGCTGTAGCTCCACCAAGAGGTCCTAGACCAATAAGTTCATCAATTAGAGACTGGTCAGCACCACGCTTTCTAAGTTCTGCAATGTCTTTAGCAAAGGTTAAAGCTGCATCTTTGATACGCTTCATACCTGCAATAATTCTGTCAATACTAAATCTAGCTCTGAAACCTTGAGTAACCAAGCCAAATGATAGTCCCACAGCGTCTCTAAAGCTCTCTGAGGCGTTTTGAATGCGTTCCTTAGCTTCATCTAGGGCTTCTTGCAAAGTGGCTACAATCGCCTTTAAACGCTTCTGGAATAGGGTTTCTCCTGTGCCACCACCAGTATCATCACCAGATGCTGCAGCTTCTATAGCTTTTCTAATATTATTAAATCTATTTGCTTCTCCAGTATCAGCACCATTAATACGAGTCTTAATATCAACAGTTATTGTTTTACCATTTAGTTGGTCAACTAGATTAGATACCCCACCCAAAGTACTTCTTACAAGTCCACCAGCTTGGTCTAGTTCTTTTAGACCAGTCTTGTTTGCTTCAAAACTTTTCTTAAGTCTGTCTAATGCTGGGTCTAAACGCTTTACTGCATCTGAAGCTTTATCATATGCTGCTCCATTTTTTAATGCAGCATCAATTTCTTTAATACCTTTGGCAGTGCCAGGAACATTCTTAGCAGCCTTATCTAACTCATCTAGTCTCTTGGTTGCACCACCAAAGAAACCAGCAATGTTGTCACCAATACCTTTAAAGAAGTTAACTATACCTTGACCAGCTTTACTAAATGCACCTAGTACACCACCAAGAATCTTAAATGCTCCTGTAAACGGTACAAGGAATGAACCTGCATAACCAATCCAGTAACCAATCTGCTGTAATGCCTTACCTAGCAAACCAAGGAAGCCAGCTAATCCACTGACCTGTTCTCCTGCTGGTAGGAATAGATTGAGCCAACCAAACAGACCATCAAACAAACCATCTAAAACTGCTAGAACACCCTTAGCAATTTCACCAAAGGCACCAAGAAGTTCTGTTAATGGCTTAATGTCTTCTGCAAACTTAGCAAATGGATTATCTTCTGTTGCTGTACCGCTTAAAAAGTCTGTAAGGTCTGTAATTGCTTTAGCAACTTTAGTACCAAAATTCTCTGCTGCAGTGCCTGAATTGTCAAATGCAGCTTTTATTCTAACGTTAATGGCATCTGCCAGTGCATCAATCTTAGGTAGGTTTTCATCTACCCAGTCTGCAATAGATTGTAGGGCAGGTAAGAAAGCAGCACCAATAGTTTCTTTTACCTCGTCAAAGGCAATCTTAAGTCTGTTGTAGGGGTCTAGGTTATTTGCTGCAGCAGCTGCACCTTTGAATTGTTTTTCTAGGTCAGCTACAAAGTCTGTGGAGTTTCTAATAGAAGGGATAAGTTTAACAAGGCTAGCAGTGTTACCATTCAATGCCCTGGACAATGCTGTGGATACTGAATCTAGTGATTTGCCTGTCTGAGCTGAGATATCAGTAGCAAGGTTTAGTAGTCTAAATGCACGTGTGGTATCTCTAGTAGACCTAATTAGCTTTGCATAAGCAGGACGTAGCTCATCATCTACAACACCACTAGCTGTCTGAATCTTGCCAATCTGTTCTTCCACAGAGGCAACAACAGCATCAGAAGCACCAACGGTATTTCTGAGCTGCTGTGCCAACAGTGTTTGAGCTTTAATATCTTCTACAGCTGCTTTAGATAAAGACTGTATCTGATTTGTAATGCCACGTAATGAAAAACCAACACCAACAGCTGCTAAGGATGCAGTTATGCCCCTAGATATCTTTTGAGTTGAACGTCTAAGTCCCTCAAGCTGCTTGGTAGCACCCTTTGTAGCCTTGGTTAGTCCTTTAAATTCACCAAGTATCTGGACTTCTAAATTCAAGCTCATAGCAATTCCTCTAAGTCTGGGGGACTACCCCTGTCTTCTAGTGCCTCTATAAAAGCACTCATCTCGTATAATTTTAGCTTACGATATTCACTAGGAGACATTTTTGTGGCTAAGCAAAAGTTAGCCATTCTCTTAGCTGCTAGTTTGCTGATGTCTCTTTTGGGTCTGGTTCACCTGGCTGTAGCAGTTCCATAGCATCCTTGAACGATAGCTTTGCTGCATCTGCAATAGTGAACTTGTCATCTTCACGCTTCTTAATTACGTAGACAACAGCCTTTAGTGACTTGCCCTTCAAAGCATTGTCATCCATGAGGGCATCAATTGGAGCACCAGAAATCTGTTCTATGGTCTCCACTTCTTCAATTGTAAGTGTTTCAAAATCAAATTTAGCCATTTGAGTTACCTTCCTATTTGTTATATTTGTCTACAAGAGCTTGAAGATTATCAAAATACTTCTTGTAGATTTCATCTATTTTACCAGCTATTGCACGTGAGAAGAATTGGTTAGGCTTGATACCCCTCCTAAACCATCCCCAGTGAATAGGGTTTGCATATGGAACTCTTGCTCCACCTGCTCTTACTATTACCCTTCTTTGTTGGGCAGCAGTACGAATAGAACCTTTTAATGCACCTGTCCTAACTGGCACCAGGGTCCTGGCTTCCCTAGCAACTATCTCAGCAGCTTGTTTACCTGCTTGTGATACCTCTTTAGCAGGAACTCCTGCCAATTTGATATTCCTAATTGCCTTGTTTAAACCAAGAACCCTGATGCTCTCGTTAGACATAATTACGCAGTCTTAACCTCTACACCCCAGTAAATGTCGCTTGCTGGTGTGTGGGTGCTGTTGTCAACCTCTAGTGCAACTGTGAATGTTGAAGTCTCTCCAGCAGTCAATGCTAGTGGAGGGAGTTCGCTAAATACAACAGTTCCAACATAGTGAGGCTGAGTAGCAGATGCGGTTGCGTTTCCGTATGGGGCGATTGTAAATCCTACCTCAGTGCCGTAGTTGTCCCAGAGTACACGGTATAGAGAAGCACTGTCACCAGAAGTAATACCTTCAAGTGTCAATGTCCACTGCTTACCAACTGATACCTCACAGAACGTACGAACGTCACCAGGTGCGTCACCCAATTCAAGGTTTACAGAAGTTGCGTCACAAGCGT